TGGAAATTCTGGGAAAAGAGTCGCCCACAGGACGCCTCGCCCGAAAACCCTAGTACCAATCTCGGCAATCCCGCGCAGTGGCTCGTGGATTTGTTCGGCTGGCAGACCGATGCGGGCATCACCGTCACCGAACAGACATCGATGCGCACCAGCGCGGTGTATGCGTGCGTGAACCTCATTGCGCGCATTGTCGGCTCACTCCCGCTCAAGGTCTACCGACGGAAGCGGGACGGCGAATCCGCCGAAGTACCTGACACGCTGCCCTACTACCTCCTGCACGACGAACCCAATCCGGTCATGACCTCATCGGTATTTCGGGAGTTCCTCACCGCGAACGTCCTGCTCGGGGGGAACGCCTATGCCGCCATCGGTCGGAACCAGGCGAATCAGGTCATCGATCTCTTTCCCATCCACGCCAGCTTTGTGACGCCGGAGCGCGTCAATGGTCGCAATCGTTACACCGTGCGCTTCGGGGACAACACCACCGAAATACTCGACCAATCCGACATGCTGCATGTGCCGGGGCTGGGCTATGACGGCCTCAAGGGGCAGTCGGTCATCACCTGGGCCGCGCGGCAAGCCGTCGGCCTCGCACTGGCCACCGAGCAGCACGGCTCGCGCCTCTTCTCCAACGGCGCGAAGCTGGGCGTCGTGCTGAAGCATCCGAAAGTGCTGAGCAAAGACGCGGCGAATCGACTGCGCACGCAATTCGAACAGCAGCACGCCGGGCTCTCGAATGTCGGAAAGACGCTGATCCTTGAGGAAGGGATCGACGTGTCCAATATCAGCATGACCAGTGAAGACGCCCAATTCCTCGAAACCCGCCGCTTTCAAGTGGAAGACATCGCCCGATTCTTCGGCGTGCCGCCGCACCTGATCGGCCACACCGACAAGCAGACTAGCTGGGGCACCGGCGTGGAACAGAACACCCTCGGGTTTCTCATCTTCACGCTGCTACCGTGGCTCACCCGATTCGAGCAGGAATTGAACCGCAAGCTGTTCCCGCGTTCGCCCTTCTATACACAGTTCAAAGTGCAGGGGCTGATGCGTGGGGACTCAAAAGCCAGGTCGGAATACTACGCCAGCGGCCATCAAAACGGCTGGCTTACCACCAACGAGATCCGCCGCTTCGAAGACCTTCCCGCGGTGCCGGGTGGGGACACGCTCTTCGTACAAACCAACCTCGCGCCGATGGAGCAGCTCATCAAGGCCGGTCCGCCGGCCACGACCAAGCCGCGCAACGAGATCGACGACGACTGGACCATCATCGCGCCAAAACTGAATTGGGAGGGGGAATGTCGCTAACCGCTATGGTGCCACAGAAAGCCGCCCTCGCCGCGCTGCATGCGCGCACCTGGTTCTCGATTGAGGCCAAAGCCTCATCCGACCAGGCCGACGTGCTGATTTATGACTATATCGGTTGGGGTGGCGTCACGGCGGCGGATTTCGCCAAGGAACTCAAAGCCGTGTCAGCCAAGACCATCAACGTCCGGATCAACACGCCGGGCGGCGATGTGTTTGACGGCCTCGCCATTTTCAACAGCCTCAAGGCTCACGGCGCCGCCATTCACGTCACCGTGGACGGCATCGCGGCCAGCATCGGATCGATCATCGCCATGGCGGGCGACCACATCACCATGGGCGAGTCGACCTTCATGATGATCCACAATCCGTGGGCCTTCGCGATCGGCAACGCCGCCGACATGCGCGAGATGGCCGCCACGCTCGACAAGATCGGCGCGAGCCTCGCGGGGGTCTATGCCAGCCGGGCAGGCGTCACGCTCGAAGCCGCCCAGGGCTGGATGAACGCCGAGACGTGGTTCACCGCCGAGGAAGCGAAAGCCGCCGGTCTCGCCGATACCGTCAAGGTGGGGGCCAAAGCCGAGAACCGCTTCGATCTCTCTGCCTATACCAAAACACCGAAGGCACTGGTGGAGCAGCCACCCGCGCCGACAGCCGACACACAACCCGACGAAGACAGTGTGCGACGGGCTGCGCTCATGCGCCGACGACTGGCGCTGGTCGAGCGTGGCGAGCAGTCCCGATAAACCAAGGAGGGGTTCATGTCCTTAGTCAAAGTCAAAGCACTGCGGGAGGAACGGGCCAAGCTCGTCGCGGATGCACAAGCCATTCTCGTCAAGGCCGACAAGATCGGCAAAGAGGACGAGTCGCGGTTCGACCAGATGATGGCCGATGCCGACACCATCAAGGCCAACATCGACCGGCTCGAAAAGGTGCTGGCCGTTGAGCAGGAGCTGGGACAGCGCGTCGAACAACGCGCCGGGCGCGACAACGTCAGCATCACGGAAGCGAAGAACCAGGACGAGCAGGAAGGCACCATTTTCCGCAAGTGGCTGGTCGGCGGGATGCAGGATCTGAGCGACCGCGAGCGGCAGTTCATGCAGCGCCGGGCCGCGCCGGTCATCCAGGCCGCGCAGAGTGTCGGCACCACGACCGCCGGCGGATTCCTGGTTCCGCAGTCCTTCAGCGATCGCCTGGAGGTCGCCCTCAAGTATTACAGCGGCGTGATGGAGAACGCCGAAGTCATCGAGACCGACAGCGGCGCGGACATGCCCTGGCCCACGGTCAACGACACCACGCAGGTCGGCGCCATCCTCGCGGAGAACGCCACCATTTCCGCGCAGGACGTCACCTTCGCCAGCGTCACCTTGAAAGCCTACATGTACACGTCGAAGTTGATCGCCGTGTCCTTGCAGCTGATGCAGGACTCCTTCTTCAACATGGAGAACCTCATCGCGGACATTGCCGGGGAACGCCTGGGCCGCATCTTCAACACGCATTTCACGACCGGCACGGGCAGCGGCCAACCCAACGGCATCGTCACCGCGGCGGCTTCGGGCAAGGTCGGCACGACCGGCCAAACCACCAGCGTGATCTATGACGACCTCATCGACCTGATCCACAGCATCGATCCGGCCTACCGGCGCGGGTCGAAGTGGATGGCGAACGATTCCTCCATCAAGGTCGTGCGCAAGCTGAAGGACTCCCAGAACCGTCCGCTGTGGGAGCCGTCGGTGCAGGCTGGCCAGCCGGATACCTTGCTGGGCTATCCCGTCGTCACCAACAACGACGTCGCCGCCATGGCCGCGAACGCCAAGTCCATCCTGTTCGGGGCGCTGAACAAATACAAAGTGCGGCGCGTGCGCGGGATGACGCTCATGCGCCTCAATGAACGGTATGCCGATGCCTTGCAGGTCGGCTTCTTCGCCTTCGCGCGGGTCGACGGCAACCTGATCGACGCCGGCACCAACCCGGTCAAGTACTACCAGAACAGCGCCACCTAAGCGGCGCGCAGACCAGCACCACCAGCCGGGAGGGGACCGCCTCTCCCGGCCTGATTTACCAGCACGGGGGCATCATGGCAGACGTCAAGAAAGTCAGTTTCCAAAACGGTGTCAGCTGGGCCGGCGACAATTTCTCTCATGCGCCTGGCGACATCATCGAACTGGATGAATCCACGGCCACGGCCCGCCAGGAAGCCGGGCTCGGCAAAATTGTCAAGGGCAAGTAAGGACGGCAACCCGACACCATGCCCATCACCACCGTCAGCGACTGCAAGGCGTTCCGCAAGATCGAGGCCGACAACGTCGAGCACGATGAAGGCCTGGAGCGCCTAATCCCTGCCGTGCAGCAGTGGCTGGAGCAGGAGTGTCGGCGCACGTTCGATCAAGCCACCGTCACCGAATACTTCCACGGGCACGACTGGCGCGACAGCATCATGGTCAGCCGTCCGCCCATCGTCAGCATCACCAACCTCTGGGACGATCTCGCGCGCGCGTACACCACGCCGATCAGCGCGAGCCAGTACGTCATTGAAGACGCGGAGGCTGGCATCGTGCGGCTCGACGGCCTCACGTTTCAGAATGGCCTCCGCAACATCAAGATCACCTACCTCGGGGGCTATCAGGTCATGCCGCCCGATCTCGAGCAGGCCGCCATCGAAATGATCTGGGCCGCCTATGCCAAGGGCGACCAGAACCTCATCGGCGTGCGGTCGCGCAGCATCGCCGACGGCAGCGTGCAGTTCGTCAATCTCTCCTGGCCGCTCGATCTCGACGCCATCATCAGCAAGTACCGCCTCAATACGGGGGTCGCCTGATGGCCGTCATCACGTTGAAAGTCAACGGCGCGGGGCTCTTGGACTACGCGAAGGAAGGCCGCGAGGCCGTCAAGCGCGTCAAAACCGCCATGCGGAAGGTGCTGAACAGTGGACGCACCCGCGCGAGGCAGGAGATCGCCGGGCAGTTCGAAGTCCGCACCGGCCGCCTCAAAGCCGCCGCCCGAAAGATGCAGACAAAAGTCAGCGTCCGCGCGTCCGAGGTCAAGGGCCAGATCACGCCGCTGCCGCGACTCATGAACATCTTCGAACATGGAGCCACGCTCGCGTATGGCCGGGGCTTCCTGCATCCGCGTCCTGTCATCGCGCCCGCTTCCGACACCATGGAAGGCAGCGCCGAGAAGGAATTCAACACCGTGCTCGCCGAGGTGGGGAAATGAGCGGGGCCTTGTCGATGCGCACCCAGGTCAGAGACGCCGTCGTCAGCGCCTTGGGGCAGATTGCCGACTCTCCATCGGCTCGCGTGCCGGGGGCGCAGGTTCTCCCCCAGTTCTGCACCGTCGAAGAACTCAAGAAATCACCGACCTATTGCGTCGTCGTCACGAATGAAGACCTGACGCTCCAGACCCAACAGGCGATCGATTCACGGATGACCGTGCTGGTCGTCGTCTACGTGCGCGCCGAAGGAGATCTGCGGGCCACGCTCGACGCCGCGATCGATGACGTGTGGGACACGCTGCGCGTGGCGCAGAGTCTTCGCCCGCTCGTCTCACAGCTCCAGCTCGACAGTATCGAAACCGACGAGGGGACCACCATCGTCAAGCCATTTGCCCAGGCCGTCATGCGGTGGACCGCCCACACACGCCGCCCGGTCTCGTGGTGAGCGTTCAACAAGGAGGATGACACATGGGGAGTCAAGCACGATTCGGTTACGGAACGCTCGTCAAGATGGGCGACGGAGGCGCGCCTGAAACCTTTACCGCGATCGCAGAAGTGCGGGGCGATATTTCCTTTTCAGGGCTGGAATCAGACGAGATCGAAATTACCACGCACAACAACGCGGTCAACGGCCGCGCGAAAGAAAAGATTCCGGGGCTTATCGATCCCGGCAGCCTGGAGATCGAAATCAACTACCTCGCGAACGATGCCACGCATGTGGCCGTCCGAAACGCCTGGATTAACCAGACCAAGAAAAATTTCCAGGTGCTGGATCCCTACGGATCGTTGATCAGCTGCTCGGGCTACATCATGAGCCTGCCGGTCACCTTCCCGGTGGCGGACTCCATCAACGCCAAGATCAAGATCATGCTCACGGGGCTGCCGACGTTTGCCTAAACCGGAGAGCGACCAGACCACCGACGTTTGACCATAAAGGAGCGCACACATGGCACGGACAACCCTCACACCCATCACGCCGGTCGGTTCCTATCCCACGTTGCCGGTGGCGGCGAATGCCCTGGATCTGGCCTGGACCGCTGCCGACGTGGCGAACAAGAACCAGATTTCCTTCAACGGGCCGAAGCTGATCCTGGCGCGGAACAGTCACGCCTCATCGCCGTTTACCGTCACCCTCACCAGCAAGGCCGACGGGCGCAACCGCACGGGCGACATCACGACCTATTCGCTCGAAGCGGGCGACGTCATGGCCTTCAAAATCGACAACGCCGAAGGCTGGCAGCAAGCGGACGGATTTCTGTACCTCGAAGCGAGCAACGCCTCGGTGCTGTTCGCGATCATCAATCTGTAAGGAGTCGCATGCAAAACGGGAACGCCAGCCCGCTCACGCGGGACGAGATCTTCGGAATGGAAGACATCCTCGTGGAAGAGGTGACCATTCCGATGTGGAACAACCGCACCGTCCTCGTGTGCGGGCTCAGCGCCGCCGCGAAGAACCAGTATCAGCAATCCCTGGTCGAAATGAAGGGCGGCACCCAGAAGCTACGCCTGGAGAACTCCACCGCCAAGCTCGTGGCGCTCACGGTCGTGAATCATGACCGGCAGCGGATTTTTACCGAGCGCGACATTGAAAAGCTGGGCACCAAGAGCGCGGCGGCATTGGAGCTGATCGTCGAGGCGGCCAACCGCCTCTCGGGCATGACGAAGAAAGAAGTCGAGGATCTCGTAAAAAATTCAGAGCCCAGCCAGAGCGACGATTCCTCTTCCGTCTCGCCCTGAGTCTGGGCTGTGCGAATCCCGATCGGCTGGCACGGGAGATGCCAGCCCGCCTGCTGGCCGAGTGGATGGCGTTTTATACCATCGAGCCGTTCGGTCCGCCGGCAGAGTTTATCCGGTCCGGCATCGTCGCGAGCCAGATTTACAACGTGAACCGCACGAAGGAGTCGCAGCCCGTGGCCCACGCCGCCGACTACTTGCCGAAGGAAATGACCGCCGAGCCCATGCTCGACGACGAGACCCTGGGCCAACGCAACGCCCAGGCCTTGCTCGCCGCGCGAGACGCCCAGGAGCGCCGCCGTGGCCAATAAGCTCGTCCTCGAACTCATCGCCGACTCGAATAATCTCCTGAAGGCGCTGGAGCAGTCCCAGAAGTCGCTGAACAGTTTCATCCGTGCGTCAGAAACCGCCGGCCAGTCACTCGGGGGCGGGGTCAATCGGGCGCTCGATAATTTCATGCGCCTCGCCAAAGGCGGCGCGGTCGCGGCTGGCATTTTAGCTGGTGGCGTCTTGGCGGCCGCCGGTGCGGCGACGGCCCTCGTCGAAAGCGCGGGGCGCCAGGCGGAGGTTCTCGAGCAGACCAGCCAAAAGACCGGCATCGCCGTGACCACGCTGCAAAGCTGGACGGTCGCCATGGCCCAAAGCGGGCTGGGCATGGACAGCCTCACCCGCGGCGTCAAAACCCTCTCCGATCAGATCGTGCAATCGCGCAACCCGAATAGCCAAGCCGCCGAGAAATTCGCCGAGCTGGGGCTAACGGCCACCTCCGTCGACGGCGTGCTGGAACAGCTCGCGGATCGGTTCGACATGATGCCCGATGGGGCCGACAAGACCCGCATCGCCGTCGAGCTATTCGGCAAGGCCGGGCAAGACCTGATTCCCATCCTCAACCGTGGCTCGGCCGGTTTCCGCGAAAGTATGGAGCAATCCAAAGCGCTCGGCGCGGTCCTCTCAACAGAGACGGTCAAGGCCCTCTCTACAGCCGATGACGCCTTCGACACCCTCGGAGTCGCGACCAAAGCCGCATCGAATCAACTCGCCGGGCTCATGGCGCCCGCCGTCACCGCCGTGACCGAATCGCTTACCAAAGGCATCGGGGTTGTCGCCACCTTCTTCGGGGCGCTCAACGAGGGCAGTAAGGGCGGGGAGAACACCATCCAATTTCTGAAGACCCTGAACCCGCTTATCCAAAAAATGGGGGGGCCTGGGTTCAACGTCGAGGCGATGGAAAAGCAGGCCAAGGACATGGCCGCGTTCGGGGAGGCGACCAAGCAGCTCCACGACGAGATGATCGCCAAGCTCGAAGCCGAAGGCCGAGTCCAAGAGGACATGGGCAAGCGGATCCTGGTCGACAACCTCACCAAGTGGCGCGCGATCACCGCCGAGATGAAGGCCCAGGAGCAGCTGGGGCGGAACGTGAACGCCATTGCCGAGGCCGACCGCAAGGAACGGAACGCGGCGTTTGCGCGTGAACTGCAGCAGCAGGAAGAGGTCAACAATCTGCAATTTGCGCCGGCCACGCTCAGCGATGGCATGAAAGCGCACGAGGCCGCCGTCGAGAACCTCATCCGGCTCATGCCGGAATTGAACCACCAAGAGGCCGCCCTCCAGGTTCTGCTCAACCAGCAGGTCGCGCACGACGCGATCGTGTCAGCGACCGCCGCCTATAAGGATCGCAACAAGGAACTCGAACTGGGGGTCGAATACGCCCGCGCGGACTTCCAGCAGCAGCAGTCCTGGTACCAACAGGCTCCGGGGCTCATCGGACAGGCCGAATTAGCAAGAGAGAAGGGCTTTGATCTCCTGCTGGCGGAAAACGATCTCCGGCGGCAAATGATCGAGGAAACCATTTTCGATGAAGACCGGAAAAACGTCGCCATCCTCGCGCTCGATGTCGATCTGAACGCCAAGCGCCGGCAGATCATCCAACAGTTCCCCA